CTGCTACGCCTAATTTTGGTTCTCTAACTTCCATATTATAATGTATGTTTTAGTTTGTAAATAAATATTATCAGATAAATAACGAATAGCAACAAAACAACCCACATAGGGTTGTTATTGTTACCTTTATTACTCGTTAAATTACTTGCCATAATTATTTTTTACCTCTTGGTTTTCTTCTTTTTTTTGGTATTTACTTAACTCTTGTAGCCACTCAATTTTTTTGCTATGCCTTTTAACAAAAATAGTAGGTTGAATTAAGTAATTACATTTTGTGAACAAATAAATAACGTATTTTGTGATTAATTTACTATCCAAAAACTGTTCTTTACCTGTAATTTCGGTAAGTTCTTTAAATTGGTAATCTTCAAAATTACAAACGTTAATTTCAACAAAAAAAGTATTTTCCGAAATATCGTAATTACTTTCAAAAATATCTTGATTCTTTAATTTTAAATTTTCAATTTTAGAAATTTCCAAAGCATCATTAAATCCTTTTCTGTAAAATTCTTCTTGATTTGGTTCTTGCGAATCAAATTCATTATTTCCCTTTTTATTGAAAACAGAATCTTCTGATAACGCTACTGTTTCTCTTAAATGATTCTTTAAAGGGTCTATGTCATCTAAACTTAAAACTCTATTCCCTATGTTCATCGACTTTACTTCTCTATCTAACAAGTAACAACCATCTATTTTTTTGGTAGAAGCCAATATGTTAAGTTTAAATGGTTTTAAATGAAAATAGAATTCTAATGATTTTTTCTCATTAGCAAAACTTCCTCCAAATAACAAATACCAATCCCCATCTATATATTTTAATATTAAATTATCAGGAGTTTCCATAACATTTAATACTTCCAAGTGTTTTTTATCAAATTGTTCCATAATTATTTTTTACCTCTTGGTTTTCTTAATGCGGTTGTTCTTACTTTTCTAACAGGTTTGGTTGGGTCTTTTTTACTCAACTTTTCTAATTCTGACATCATTAATGGGTCGCCGAATTGAGGCATACCTGCTACGTCTTGAAATCTGTCTGTAAAACCGTCTTTATCTTTTAGGTTACTAAAAACTTCTTGTTCTTCAGGCTCAAAATAAACTAACTGCTCATCTAAATTAGTTTGAGGCTTTCTTCTAACAGGTTTTTCGTTTTTCTGTTTTTTAACAGGCTCATTAATTATTTCTGCTATGTTATCGGAATAGTCCATATCAGCATCTCTGCTTCTTGACGGTTCTTGATATGTTTCTTGGGAACTTGGTCTTTCCTGATATGTTTGTTGTGGAGCAGGAGCAGGAGCAGGAGGTGTTTGAGTTCTTAATTGGTTTTCTCTTAATGCCATTGTATTTTCTTTCAATGAATCTAAAATACCGTTGGCGGTTTTACGCAACATAAATGCTTGTGCGCCTTTTGTACCTAAATCCGTAACAAAATAGTAAGCCAACAATTGCTCATCGGTCATACCAATTCCACGTTTTTTGAATACACGAATTAATGGTGGTTTTACTTTTTCTTTAAATTCATCACTAACCGCAAAAGCGTCTTTGATGCTTTCGTTAAACTCTACGGCGAAGTCTTTGATAGGCATTGCACCTGCTTCAGTTTGAAGTTGGATTGATGCGTCTATTTCTCCCTCTGCAATTAACTTATCAAGTTTTGATTCACTTATTTCAGGGATTTTCCCCATATAGAAACAAGCCTTGTCGTAGATGTCTAACGTCATATCAGCCATCATTTCCGCACCCATTGTTTTTTCTTTTCCGTCTAATTCGCTATAAGACTGATTGAAAGGTCTTTCAGGTTCTGAAGATTCTTCTTCGGCAGTACCGTCTAGGTCTGCGAAACTCGGTCTTTCAAAACTAGGTTCTTCCAATTCTTGCATTACTTGGGAATCATCTAATTTATGTTGCGTGTATGCCCTTTGTTTTACAGGAGCATCTAATGGAGAGAAATCATCACTAATAATTTCTGCGTCTTGGAAGTTTTCTTGGTTACTCATTTTTTATTTTACTATTAATAGTTTCACTTATTATTTTAATTTTCTCTAATACCTGCCTGTCTTGCAAATGGTCTGAATTTAATCGAATTATTTCTTGTTTATACAAAGATATTACTTCGTCAGGTTTTTTTAAAATGTACGATATGTTTGAATTATCGAGATTTAATTCTTTTTGAATAAGATAAGCACAAATGCCTATTGCAGTTCTTCTATTGGTTTTACGTTTCCTATCAAAAAACTCAACCAATGTTATATTGAATTCATCGCATACTACTTTAATAATTTCTAAAGACCGATTTATTTGCGCCTCGTTTATGTTAGTCGTATTAAGTCTTGAGTATTTTAAAATTTCGATAAGTTTTTCTGTTCCTATGACCTGAATTGTTTTATCCAATTCTTTCAAAACCTTTGATACGTTGTTAGATTCCTGCTCCATATTTATTGTTTTAAATAATCGTCAATAATTTGTTTCGTCATATCAAAATTCCACGAAAATTCCGCCTTATAGCCCTTTGATGTGAGTTTAAGTAAACATTCGTGTTGTAGTTTCAAATGGTCTTTTGAAGAAGCCTTAATAGTACCGTCTTTTTTGAAAGGAGTTTCTATTTTAAGTTCTATAAATAAGCCACAAAAGTTGTTGCGTGGTTCAAATATAATAAGGTCGGGCATCTTAAAATTATTCTTTTGAATAAGTTTATTACGTCCTGCTTGTCTTTCAGTAAGTTTTACAGATGCAATAGTGTCCGACATAAATTCTATATCGGGGTATTGGTAAGATAAATAACGGGCTACTGATTTTTGTAGTTCATATTCCTCGTGTTTCATATTTTCTGTTGTTGTTAATTCTTGGTTTTATTCTTTTGGAATTTTATATTCCATATTTCTTTGCGAATTCAGGGTGTTTTAAAATTGCTTTACCGACTTCTTTCGCTCCCTCGTTATCGCTTGGGTAATGATGCCCTAAATAAATTCTACTGTACGCTATGTCTTCAATAAGTTCTTTACAGAACGGATATTCAGTTGGGTTTTTATTTCCAATTACATTAAGTATTACAAGTGCCTCTAAACAATGTCCACAAGGGAAAGAGGGTGTATGCGCTGAATAACTTTTATAAGGAAACAACTTTAACTTATAGTATTGCGCTATTTGATTTGGTCTTGGTCTTTGGTAATAATACTTTAGTTTATAAATCAAACTTTGAATATCTTTAACAATGTCATCACACAATTCCTCTACATCAATATTTCTTTGCTTAAAGATGCTTGTTAATGCCTGTATTAAATTCCTATCGTAAGATTGGTATCTCTTCAAGTAATTTTGATTTTCAGGTTGAGCCATTGTTTCTAAACAATCTATGATTTCGTTAAGTTCGTCTTTAACTAACTCCGAATCATCTTTTGGATGGGTTAATGTATTTTTTAGCGTTTCAAACAAATCGTCAACCAAGCCCTTGCCTTGCATAAAATTCAAGTCTTGGGCTGTTGGGTTTCCGTATGTTATGTCATTAAATTCCATAGTTCTTAATTGCTAAACGCTTTCAGGATTTGATAAAAAATTTGGTTTCCCTTGATTAATTATCGGAGGAGTTGTTCCTGTTGTATCAGTTGAAGCAGGTGGTACTGTTTGCGAAGAAGTATCAGGAAGACTTGCTGTATCTGTCGTTGCTCCTGAAACTGCTTTGTTTTTATTTATAATACCTACTAATAAGTAGCCTATTACTACTCCTGCACCTACTAAAAGTAAATTTCTTTTGTTCATAACTATTGTTTTTTAATTATTCAGTAAATGTTGGTGTAGTTTCACTCATACAAGCATCAAATTTTGCTTTTTTTAATGCTTCTAAATCAGTACCTTGAGCAAATCTAGCCGTAGCCATATAATCTGCTACTACTTTGTTACAACTGTCTATTTTTACTTGTTTTGCTTTGTCATCTGCTAATGTTTGAGCATCTTTTGTTGCTTGAGAACTTGCTTTGGCTTTATTCATATAAATAACTAAAAAATAGCCCACCGCTACTCCTGCTCCTACTAAAAGTACGTCTTTCGTGTTCATAACTATTTTGCTTTATAAACAGTTAAGCCTGTTTTAGTTCTTGATGCTACATACGTTTTACCGTTGTACTCAAACGAATCTGCATTACTCTTTTTGGCTTCCAACATTGCTTTGAAATACCCGTTTACCGCTTTTGCCATAATTTCTTTTTTGTTTAAATTGTTTAAATGTATTTTTCTGAATAATTTCCACTAACCCCAATAACCCCTACTACAGAAAACATCGCCCCTGTTTTAGAACCGTACAAAGTTGCTTGTAGCCAATTTGATTTCTTGTCTTTAGCATACGATAAAGCCTCTGCTTTAGTTTTAAAAGTTTTTGAAGTTCTATTTTTAGGTAAATCCCTTTTAGAAGATTCATTTTTTCTTTTGACTTTATATTCCCAAAAAAATGCTACCATAATTTCTATTTTTTAAATAATCTTAATATTCTTTGAACGTTTTTACCGTCATACGGGACTTTCCCGTTTAACCAATCTTTCTTTGCATCACAACCACAGTCTTCTGTAATCGAATCTACAAATGCTTTTATGCCTGTGAATTTAGTAATTTTCTCAATGGTATCGCCTAAACCCTTACTCTTTTCCATTGTTATTTTTTTTTGTTGTTATACTTGGTATTATTTAATTCAGGTAAAGATTTTATTTTTTTTTTAAATAAACACTATCTTAATGCCTACTCTATTTTATGTAATCTTTATTGGCTAATTTGTAAGTCATATAAGCAACAGAAGTTACGCCTAAAGCAACACCTACCGCTACACTTCCTAAAACAGTTACCAAAATACCCTTGCCAACACTATACCCTTTTGAATAAGAGAAAATAGCAAGACCCAAAGGTACTACCAATAAAACTACTTTTCCGTTATTTGATTCGTTTGCCATAATAGTTTATGAAAAAATACCATATTTTTTTGAAATATCTCCCATACTTTTCTTAAAATCATCTGAAAGTTGTTGACCGCTTTGATAAGCAAGTGAGAAAAAATAAGTGTTTTTAAGTTCTGAATCTGTCATTTTGTTTAAGACGGCAATAAAATTATCTTTTGATTCTTGTGAATCTGTTGGCATATTCATTATAGATTTTATCTTTTCAAGCATTACATCTTTAGCGGGTGCAGTCCCTTTCCCATCTTGAGTTGCCACTACTGTTTTTTTCTTTAATACAAAGAAATATAAAGCAGTTCCAACTGCTATCGCCGAAAGCGTTCCTATCGCTATTTTAGTTCCTGTTTTCATATTTTTTTTATTTAAGTCGCTGAATATTTTTTACCCAATGCTTTTTTAACATTGTACTTCACTTCCTCTACATCATCTACTAAATTCAAAAACTCCTCGTTAGGTTTTTTTTCCTCGTTCATTTTTGCAATTGCTTTTCTATAATACGTTATTCCGTATATTGAAAAGGCTACCAAAAGACCAAATAACAATAGACTTTTTAAGTCCATAGGTTTTTGGCTTGACATATCTTCAAATACATCATCTCCGCCACCTGATGTTGGTGCTAATGTCTGAACAGGTGCTACTGTTTGAACGGGTGCTACGGGTGCTACTGCTCCTACTTCTTCCATAATTTTTTATTTATTAAATTTTTTATATGCAAAATAACCTAATACTAATGCTCCTGCGATTAATAAATGGTTTTTGTGTTTTTGTAAGAATGTTTGATTCACTTGTGTCGGCAACAAACTTTGGTCTATAACTATATTATCAGGAATACTAAAAACTCCTTGACCATTATAGTTAGTACCATCTAAATTAAGCGCACTTGGAGTAGTTATATTAACTGCGTATTTGTTAGCAGAACCTGCCTCTTTACCATATCCTATAACTATTTTTTCTCCATCAAAAATATCGCCTTTTTTGAAAGAATACTTTAATAACGTAGATGCTCCTTGCTGACCATTTGCCACTATGTTTGCTCCATTAGCATCGTAATTTTGTTGAAATACAAATTTTGCCATAACTTTTTATTTTCTTAATGCTCTTACAATTAATATTATTCCCGCTAATCCACCAATACTTGCATAAACGAATTTATGGTCTTGTAAGTGCTGAACGAACTTTTGTTTACTAGATTTAATTACCGCAGGTATGTTTGAAGCGTTAGGACGTGTTGAAATGCTTTTTAAATCAACGTCTTCTATAATTTCAACATCGTCTGCCAATTTTATTTTTTCTCCCTGCAATTCACTTGCTTTGCGAAATTGAGGCGTATATCCAATGTATGAAATTTTAAATTCGGAATCAGGAGAAATAGTGTCGTTTTCTAAAACAAAGTTACCATCTAAATCAGAAGAAGTACCCATATTGTTAGCGTTTACACCTGTAACAATAGTTATGTTAGCCAATAACATTGGTTCTCTATTAGTATCTGTAACTTGTCCGAATATTTTCATTATGCTTTACCTCCTCTAATTCTTTGAATAGTGTACCAATTTACAATTGCTCCCAATGTAAAAGATACAATGCCTACTACGACAAATATTGTTGATAAGTGCTGATGAATTTGTGTGTTTACGTCTTTTTTTATTGTTTCGTCAATTTGGTCTTTTGAATTTCCTGCTTGACTATTTTGAACTGCTTCTACCATAATAATAATATAATGTTAAACCTGCTAATATTGATAATACACCAACGGCGATGTAATTTTTGTATGCTTTAATTGCTAAACTAAAACTTCCGTCTTTTAACCATTGGCTTGGTAATCTTTCCAACATAGTTTTCTTTACCTCCCAAACCCTTAACTTGTCGTCCTTAACATTAGCAAAGGCAGGATTTGCATCATAAACCTGTTTAGCAGTAAGCCCACCACCTTGAATAATCCAATCGTCAGGTTTTCCAATTGCTAAAGGGAAAAATACTGCGAAATACGCATCTACATAAGATTTATATTTCCCTTTATACATATTGAAATATTTTTCAACGTAATCTAATTGTTCGACTGCTGTCATTGCTTTAAGTTGCTCTTTGGTAACACCTAAAGTCTTTCTTGCACTTGCCCCTAATTGAATTAATCCAACATACCCCAATGAATTTGTAATATTTGGACTAAAAGTACCTGCGCTTTCAAAATCCATTATAGCCATTAACCAATTAGGGTCAAGTCCTACTCTCGGAGCAATTTTTTTAACCTTATTGATGAAATCTGCTCTAAATGAAGCAGGAACTTTATTTTCGTATATTAGAGCCATTTACCATAATATTTTATCTGCGTACCAACCATTAGAACCGACTTTATGACGGTCTTTTTCGTGGCGTTGCTTGTACAACCTACGTCTTTCTTTAGCATAACCTTTTAGGTAATACCCTTTTTTTTCTTTCTCCAAATAGGTCGGGTAATCATTCATACCCGAAGCCCCAATTGTAGCAACCTTTTTACCGTTTTTAAAAACGTCAATTTTTTTAAGCAAATTAGTTGAGGGTTTAATTTCAACCCCCAACTTATTAGCTTGTTCTTTAGAATATGGTAAAATTTTGTAAGCCATTATTTTGCCCCACAACCACAACCACCTGTTGCGTTTAAAAAACCATCTGCGTTTTTCTTTGGTTTACTGTACCAAGCAAGTAATGCAATTACACCTACTATAGCCAAACCACCTATGATATATTTCTTTTCCATTTTAGAATTTTTTATTTAATAAACGTATTTTGTAATACAAATGTCGCCTGAATCACAAATTCTGTCGCTTCCTGTGTGGTAAACATCGCCACCATTTGTTTTACAATACGCACATCTTCCTTTTGTTGCCATTTTGCTTGTTCCACCTGCATTAAAGAAACCGTCTGAATTTCTTTTTGGTTTTGGTTTTAAATACATAAGTAATGCTATTGCACCTACTATCGCTAAACCTCCTACTAAATAACCTTTTTTCATAATTTTAATATTTAATTGTTTATAATTACTTTTTAAACCACAAGTCTAAAAATCCGTTAACACCTAACATTTTCAATAAATAACCCCTACTTTCTAATGGAAAAGATTTATTGTTAATTATTTGCTCGGTAGTTATATTCCCTTTTACTTTATTTCTCATAGCGTAATAACCTGCGTTATAAGAAACCATAACTTTATTTATATCTGCGGTGTTTCCACTCTTGAAAGCCTCTAAAAGCCATCTTAAATTTGCAGTACCTATTGCTATGTTAAATTCGGGATTTTTCTGTAAAGCCAATCGTATTTCATTTTTTACAGCCGTAGTCGGCAATACGTTTGGATTGTAATTTTTACTTGATGGAATTTCCTTGTTGAAAAAAGAAGTTGCTTTATTAGATAAAGGAGAGCCTACAATGGTTTTCCATTTAGATAAGACTTCCCAAACTGTGTTTGGTGTCATCTGCATTAGACCCGTTGCATCAAATTGATTTGGAGGTGCGTTTTTACCACCGCTTTCGGTAGATATAAAACCTATGATTATAGAATCATCTATTTCAAACTCAATACCCCAAGTATTTATAAAAGTGCCAAAGTTTTTATAGACAGAATCCATAATAGCCTTGTTACCTTTTATAACTTCAGGACTTGAGTATTTGTAATTTCCTTGCGCAAAACTTCTATTAACGTCAGGTACTTTAATTGCTAATGTTGTATATTTTCCCATAATTATTCTGATAAAGGTTCTTCACTTGGCGGAGCGTCATACGTTTGCAACGTAACAGTTCCACCTCGAATTTTTCTAACATTACGAGTTAGGTACTTCGCTAAAACGAAGCCCCCAAAAGCAATACCTAAAATGCCTACTACTAATAAAATTTTTTGCGCTTTGGTCATTATTTTTTATTTCCGAAGAACTTTATAGCCCCACCTGTCAAGACAAGTAATGCACCGCCTAAAAGCAAACCTCCCCAACCAATACCTGATTTTTTTTCAGTTTTTGATTTGTCGTCTGATTCTAATGCTTTTTCTTCTAATTGTTTTTTCTCTAACTCTTCTCTTTGCTTTGCTTCTGCTCTGCTTATTGCTTCTGCTCTACTTCTTGCTTCTGCTTTGCTTCTTGCTTCTGCTTTGCTTCTTGCTTCTTCTCTGCTTCTTGCTTCTTCTTTTTCTCTTGCTTCAGCTTGAAGTTTTGAATGAGCATTTCTTTTTTGTTCAACAAGAACTTCTAAATCATCTTGCAAATCATCTTGGGTATCTTGAATAAATTCAATGATTTCGTCTAATGATTCTTGAGATTCCTCTGTTGGATTTTCATTGTGTTCTGCTTTTGCATTTACCAATTTTTGATTAAGTTTTTGCAAACCGTCTAATCTTTTAGCAATCGAAGCGGGTACTTTGTTGTCCAACGCTTTTAATAATCCATTAATTGTTTCCATAGTATTCTGACTTTTATAAAGTTAATTTTAAGGACAAATATAATAAAAATATAATAAGCAAGTAATTAATGCCTACTTTTTATTATATTTCCGATTTTATGTTTCTAATAGACTATCTGCTATTATCTTTTGTCCGCTTGGTGTCGGGTGTATTCCATCAACTGTCATACTGCTTGGTATGTCAAATTTCTTTACGATTTTAGCACCTGTTATAGTTGTTGGGATTGAATTTTGAAAGTCAATATATTTATTTTTTAATGCTACCATACCTGCTTTAGTAGGTACGTCTTTAGTGGTTTTTAGTTTATTTTCGTCCATAAAAATTTGAGCATCGTAGCCAATGATAACATAAGGGTCTGCGCCATTCTTTTTGGAAATGTCAACCATTTGTTGTATATTGGATAGTGCTTTCGTTTTAGATACTCCGCTAAACATATCATTAATACCACCATAGATATAAATTCTGTCGTATTTGTTAGTTTTTAATTTCTCAATTAGATTTGCTAATTGCCACCCTGTTGTTTTTCCTGCCTCTGCTAAAACATCTATTTTAATTCCTTTTTTGCCTAAATCCTGCATAAGCAAATAAGGATAATTAGTTTTTACAGGTTGCCCTTTATAATCAATAGCAGTAATTGAATCCCCGACAAAAAGCATACTTTTAGGTAGCTTTTTGCCGAAGACTTTTTTTACAGTTAAATAGATTAAACCTAATCCAATTACAGTTACTACACCGTAAAAAATTTTTTTGTTCATAGTATTACTTTTTTAATTGAGCAAACGCTCTTCTTTTAGCATCTAACCAACTTTCGCCATCCATACGGATTTTTTTAGCTAAATCATTTGCTTGTTTTAAAGTTTCAGAACCACTATTTGTTTTTTTAGTCCCAACTTTACCACCTGATTTAAACGAGTCCATATCTACTTCAGAAATATTAATTGAGTGTGGTCTTTCTCCTGAACCTACTTTACCAACTTCTAATACAGATAAAACATCATCAAATTGAGAAAACACTTGAACAAATTTACCTGTCTTTAAAGCGACTTGCTTTCCTTCTAAATCAGGATATTTTACAGGAGTCATCATTTTTTTAGCACCGCTAAACAAACCTCCAAATGCTTTGCTGTCAGTTTGCATAGCTTTTACTTTTCCTGCAACCTTATCGCCAACCTCTTGGGCTTCTTCTTTCGAGTAGTATCTACCATATTCTTCTTGGTATTGACTTTTCACGGGCTTACCCTCGTACTCTTTAGCAACTTTAGCAGAAAGTTTATCAAAGTTGGAAATCTTACCTCCGCTTTTAAACATTCCTGTTTCCATAAACTTTTTGAACTTCGCCAACGCTTTGTCGTGTTGTTCAGAAACTACTTTGTCAGTAAGTCTTTTTGGTTTAGAAACTTCTAAAGTATGATTAGGGTCTTGATACATAGTGTACATAAACATTCTAACACCCCTACTACCTGTATCTTCAGATTTACCGCCTTGAGCAGAGGAAACTAAATTACCTGTATAAGTTTTTACAGTAGATATTCTCCAATCGTAACCATTAAAATTTTCAACATTAGTTTCTGCTCTCCAATTACCTCTTGCATCTTTTCTGATTTCAGTTGTACTGATTTTAGGTTCTGATTTTACCGAAGTAGTAGGCGTTGGTTTATTTGAAAAAACGTAAATTCCATTATTCAAATTAATCAAAACTTGTTTTTCTCCAATTATATCTTTCTTCACCCCGTCTTTATAAACGTCAAATCTAAAGTTTTTAGAATCATATTTTAAAACCAAATCAATAGCAGGTGCGCCACTCATTGCAGGAGCATTAATGCTTATTAAAGAACCGTCTTTAGGTAAATCTTTAGAAGTAAACATTTGTTTAGAATCAATTGGTTCAGCACCTTTCTTAACCCAATACCCATT